TAATTGCAAATTATCATTTACACGCTTGGAAAATAGCGCTGCATGGGGGACTCCTGATATACTGGGGTATAATAGTTCTGGTAACTTTTTCACTATCGAATTAAAGGTTGCAAGAGGAAACACTTTACGGTTTTCTCCACATCAATTTTCATTTCATATGACACATCCGAAGAATACATTTATCATGGTTAAGGCCCTCTCCCTTAACCAAGTAAAACTTTATGAGGGGAAGGATATCAAGGAGCTTGATGCTTGCGGCTTGAAGCTTGACCCTTGCAGCTTGGGCCTTAGCGCTTGCTGCTTGAAGCTTGAGTCTCTGTAGCTTGAGCCTTATCAGCTTGTTGCTTGTTGCTTGAGCCTGAGCCTTGTTGCTTGAGGCCCGGACCAGGTGCACGCTGATTCCCAGCCGTCGCCGGTTCTTTGCTAATGACCTGATCCGATTTATTACGCTTGCGTAATTCTTTATAATACTTTGGATGATAAAACATATCAATGTTTCCAATAACTAATATTTTGGATATCTTTGTTCCAGCATGCTCGACAGTCCTTGCATTCATTATTTTGTGTAGGAGCTGGACAAACCCTGGAAGAGAGACCAAACCAGGGCTTGTCCGAGCTTATGACTGTTGACACATTAGGCCAGCTTTTGATTGGCTCCTGGTCAACCATGGGAACAGAAAATCGTATGCATAAATTGTCTGGACACTCAGGCAAGAAAGCTTTAACCCATGATTCACGAGTAGGCATCCAGTGCTTAGTTTGCGGCGTTAATTTTGCAACAGCAAAAATTTTGATTAGGTGCTCTTCGTCCTGAACGTCTCCGCTGTCATGCCATCTAAATTCTTTTGATTTTTTTGAATTGATCAATAGCGCCATTGCTCCAACCCACAGCGGGCTACGTATAGACTTAAGCCTTCTGTATTGTGCATCCTGAACAACCTTAAACACGTAGCAGCCCTTCAGAGCGTAACAATCTGAGCAAACAGTGTCTGGCTGTTGCGCTAGTTTAGATCCAGTTTTGCATTCTTTGGCAGGAAGACCATAGGCCCAGCCTGGCATCTTTGAGGGCTTTGAAAGTCCTCCGACAATTTTTAATGCTTCTTTTGTATTCATAACATCCTATATAATCCTTTATTCTATTTTGTCAAGCTTGAGCTTGAGCCTGAGGCTTGAAGCTTGAAGCTTGAGCTTGCGGCCCTGTAGAGCTTAACCTGTTTTTAACAATGCATTCTCTACAGGTCCTGACCAGTCAGTTTAATAACTAGTATGTATGTCTCACTGGTCCTGTTGCGGGCTCTCTTCACACTCTTTCTGAATAAATCAGCCGAGCACTAATAGAGCCCTGACCAGTGAGGCTGTCCGGAATTAGTACACCCTCTCACTGATCCCAGAACCCTGTCGCGCAACACAACATTCTCAGATACAGCTTCAGCTTTTTGTTGTGCCTGTATCCACAGGGTTCAGGGATCAGGCCAGAGTACATGCTAGCAAACTCTGGCTCACTGATCCCAGGTCCATCAACGTAGCCACGGATTTCTCACGGGTATCAATGGACCAGAGATCAGGCGGGACATAGCTTTAATTCTAAGTTTCCCGCCTAATTATTTAAAACGGTATTTCATCCTCATCGGAGTCAATACAATTTAATTCTGTATCAAGTTTATCAATGTCTTCTTTTATTTTAACTTGTAATTCTACCAATGCTAATTTTTTAGCTTGAAGAATTAACTTATCATGTATTTTATCTATTTTAGTTTTTTCAGTCATAGCGTTTTATAACATAGGATAACTTAGGAGTCAAATATTTATTTTAAAAAAAGTAAAATATTTTTCTTGACATATCCTAAAAAATCCTATACACTTGGACGGTGGCTGGGGATGGTGGTTAGTGTATATTATAAAAAAGCTACATTAGAATCATTCTAAAGTGGATTATACAATCATAGGTTGTGCCGAAAAAAAGATTTGACAGATTATTTTATATAGGATATATTGGGATTAAATAAAGGAGTGAAATATGCAAAAAGAAAAAAGACTAACACTTAACTCTGAAAAGAGAAAAGTTATTGCTGACCAATTTCAATCTTTTTACGAAGATAAAGTTAAAGATAAATTGGTTCAAGCAAAAGAGCAATATGACTTGATGAGGGAAAAAGCAAAAGAGAAAATCAATCAAGTTGTAAGATATCATCAACCACAAGAAGATGTTGATACAATTAGAAGAATGATTGGAAAATACAATAGAGCTGGTGGCGAATTGTTTGAAGATAATTGTTTCTATGTTCAACGACCAATTAAAAAAGTTGATGATGAGGGTAGAGAGTATGACGCAACAGATGAAATTCATGTTAGGTTTAACATGGGTAGAAATTTTGCAAGAGCATATTATCGTGATGAATTAAAAGCAAAGGGACTAAACCCAGATTTTAATTTGGCTATTGATAATGACTACTCAAAAAGAAATCCAAAATATTACAATGATGAAAGTGCTGTAAATACTTATTTGGGTTTTAGCAATTCTTCTAATGAAGATAAATCTATAACTAAACCTGTTGCAAAGTGGGAAGAAGATTTTAAACTTTGGACTATTGGTTCTAGTTATTGTCATTCAAGACAATTCAAAGTTGATGAAAACACATTAAACTTTTTTAAGATGTA